AACCTAGCTGTTATTTCGTAGTCTTGCTGACTGTTACCATTAACAATAATAGTGTCGGTATAGTTACTATAATCACAACCATTAAAAGTAGTACAGCTTCCGTCAATTTGTCTTTGTTGTGTAATACTAACCCCATTGTCATCTATCAGTGTTTGTTTCATTATAACATTTTGTGTATTGCTATTCCAAAACCAGATATCAGCTCCTAATGTAGAACTGAATCCACCATTGATTTCTTCTTTAGTTAGATGGTCATTAAGGTTTATAGATGATTCCACATACCCACTATCAAAACCTGCGATAACTTGGTCGCCATGTCTAAGGTCTACATTTGTTCCTGTCCAAGAACCATCTGTAAAGTTCGGACTTAGTAAGTTGTCTGTTGTCTGGTCGTATGCTTGAACTGCCCACGCTATTAAGAATAGAATTAAGGACAAGTATAAACACTTAATCATCATCTCCATACAGGTCGTATTCTGTATCTATAGGAACAAATTCTTTTTTGTTATCTATAGCTGCTCTCCTTTTTAATTTCTCTACATACTTATCATAGTCTGGTCTTTCTATATCATACTTCTTCCATTGCATTTCTGCAGCCTCTCCTATCTGGCCTTCAAAAGGGCAAGGAGTTCCAGCGTGTTCCATGGCACTAAATACTCTATCGTCCTGACAGAGAATTGCGATTGATGCAACTCGCATATTAAAATCGTATAAGAGCTTTGATAGTTTCATCCTTTCACAATTCTCATCAGTTACATATGTACCACCTGCAAGTCCAAACCCAGTTACCTGCACACCACCACTTACTCCCACTATACATAGATCTTGTGAATAAGAACTCATTGAAGGTGCTATTGCAGAGCTTACTGGTATTGCTTGACTTTCTGTCGTGTTACTCGTGCTATTGGTCGTGGTGTTAGTCTGACCACCTGAGTATGTATTCGTGGTCGTTGACGTGTAACCACCTGATATAGATGTGTTAGAGCCTGAAGTATTGGTCTGATTAGATACACTATTATCTGTCGCATAAGCTACCCACCCGTATAACCAGGCACATGTTCCCAGTATAATTAAAATTATTGATAGTATTCTCATTTCTTACCAAACATACCTGCTGCTGGTTTAAGTCCATATATTGCTCCAAAAATACCTATAAGTAACCACTGATACCATTGTGGCAACCCATTAAAATATGCGAAGAACAGATTAAGTTTTTCTTTCATCATATCATCACCAAAGAATACTGCATATGCTAGTACCAAGATTGGTAATGACACAATAACAAGAACAAACTCATCTTTCCAACCATTGTTGTTATCTGCTCTTACTTGTGCTTGATATTCTATCTCCCCTTGTGCCATGCGATACATATGGTTTCTTTCTGCCATAGCCTCATAGCGTTTTGTTTCTTGTCTTTGTTGAAAAACATTTACTGCTGTAGATATTACTGATCCAAATATTCCAAACATTATAAACCTCTCAACATTAATTCTCTAATAACTATTATCATTTGTGTACCTGCAATAACGGCTACAGTCCATAAAACTTTTTTAATAGCTGCCACATCATTTTCTATATGTCGTAAATGATTTTTCTCTATAGTTTCTATAGACTTCTGTATAAGACGCATATCACCTTTGATACGCTCTATCTCTACAGTAAGCTCGTTATTAGTCATCATATTAGGCATCACACTCCTCGCAAACTTCTTCGCAATCACATTCAGGATAAGCATCTTCTGCTATAATCTCTGTGCTGTATAGATCATCATCTTCAGGATCATCTATTTGTATAGCATCTTCTAGATCTTGCATCCTATCTTCTAATTGATTTAATCTTTCTAATATTTTATCAAATCCTGTCATTACTTAGCCTCCTATGGTTTTGGATATTTGTCTTTTATTGCTTTAATTGTTTCTTTCCAACCATCAATACCATTATGATACATGTCATCTAGTTGGTCTTCAATGCTAGGATATTCTAATTTTCTATTTCTTTGATATTGCTTTGCATCATAATCTGCTTGAAGCTCTGCTTGTTTTGCAGCTATCTGGTCATTGGTAATATTATTTGGATTACCATCATGCCATATAATACTATCTAAACTTTCGTTAGTTACACTTACTTGTGCATTTGGGGCTAAATCTAAGATTGCTTTTATTATATCTGTCATAATTAATCTCCTTTTATGCTCCTATCTCAACTAAAGTTAAAGATGCTTTTCTAGTGCCACTATTAAATTGAACTTCGCCACTACTATTACTTGATTTAATACGAACATCATAAGTTAATGTAGATGTTGAACTTGGAGAATCAAGATAAATTATAGAACAAGGTGCTTCAACCTCTTGAACCGAGCCAATGTCAAGTCCTTGCATTCCATTTGTTCCACCTAAATTAGTTCCACCTCTTGTAATAGTAATAGACATTTCTGGTGAACGGTCGTTTTCCTGTGTACATGTTGTATGTCCTGTTGCCAGTATTAAAATTTTACTTGTAGTTGCACTTGGAGTTATTGTGTCAGTTAATCCTGTAACAACAAAGCCAGTGCTTGTTGTAGCTGTTTGTGCAGTTGTAGTCATATTTTGAACTTGTAAAACTTTACCACCACCACCAGCTGCTGCAAAGGTATTATCTCCTCTTAGGAAAGTTGTACTATCTTTAGTTCCTGTTGCAGAGAGTTTAGCTAACTGAATAGTACTATCTACAATCTTTGCATTCGTAACTGTATTATCACTAGGAGTAATCGTTCCAGTTAACTGCGAAGCATTAATTGTTTTGTTTGTAAGTGTTTGTGTGCCATCATTTAATGTTACATTTGAACTAAGTCTGGCATCAGCTAGTGTACCTGTTGTAATGTCACTTGCATTTGTTGCAGTAGGTGCTACAGCTGCCCATGAAGAGCCGCCATATACTTTCATCTCATTTGATGAAGTATTAAAATACAATGCACCTGTAACTAGAGCATCCCCATCATTATCTACTGTTGGATCAGAACTTTTAGCTCCTAAATATCTATCATCAAAGTTATCAAAACTAGATGCTGCACTTGTTGCACTAGATGCCGCTGCCGTTGCTGAGTTACCAGCATTGGTTTCAGAAGTTGCTGCATTAGTTGCAGAAGTCGCTGCATTAGTAGCACTTGTTGCTGCTTCACTAGCTTTTGTAGTCGCTGTTGTAGCACTACCACTAGCACTAGTTGCACTAGAAGCTGCTGCTGTAGCAGAGGATGCAGCATTGGTTTCGCTTGTACCTGCTGCTGTTTCTGAATTACCAGCATTAGTAGCACTTGTTGCAGCATTAGTTGCTGATGTTGATGCTTCTGATGCTTTTGTTGTAGCTGTTGTTGCACTACTTGCAGCAGAAGTCGCACTTGATGCTGCTGCAGTTGCACTTGTAGAAGCATTACTTGCTTGTGTACTTGCTGTACTAGCTGATGTAGCTGCGTTGGTTGCACTTGTAGCTGCTTCAGATGCTTTAGTTGTTGCTGTTGTAGCTGATGATGCTGCAGCTGTAGCAGAACTAGCTGCGTTTGTAGCACTTGTTGCTGCACTTACAGCATCTACTAATAATTCAAAATGATCTGTATCTGTTAAAGAATCTCCTACAACTGCATCTGCTACACAAATATATACATTATTAAGTTGTCCTGCTGTTGTAGATTTAATTATATCTCTTTGCACATATGCCTCTGTTGTAACAGTAGCATCTGTTCCTTTATATGTGCCTAATTCTTGTGTTACTGATATCTCACCACTTGTATCAAAGGCAAGAATTTTACTTGCTCTATCACTTGCAGATGTGGTAAAGTCGGTAGAGGTCATAGTATTTGTTCTGGAAATTTTTATACTTCTATCTATTTGTTCTTGTAATTCTTGCGCTATTGCTAGGTTTTTGTCAAATGCACCTTCTACAGAATCTGCTGTAAATGGATCATTCTCAACAAGATCAAGTGTTTGTGTCTGAGTTGTGGATCTTCTTATAACTACTGTTTCAGTAGCTGTAGGAATATTCCCTGATGTAAATACTACATTACCCCCTGATGCAGTTCCTACACCAGTAACTGTGTAATGTGTTGTAAGTGTTTTAACAGTTTCTGTACCTGCTGCAGATCTTATAATAACCTGTAAGTCTGCTTCTGCAGTGATTTTAAACTGATACGCAAAGGTATCGTTAGAACCATCACCAGAATAACTGTTTTTTATAATCGTTGTTGATATTGCCATATGCTTATTCCTCTACTATTTTATCATAATATTTATTGTTTTTCTATTATCGCTCTTGAAACTTCCTTGCTTGATTGTTACCATTTTTAGCGACCTCTATCATTAAAGTATAAAGTCTGTCTAAATCTTCTACTATTTCATTTTCTGTAGGCATAAATTTAGATATAAAGTTTCCTCCAGACATTGTATTTTTTATTAATGATAGTAAATATTTATCTTCCATAGGTTTTCCAGTTTGTTCGTCCATTAAATCATAATCATTTTTAATTTTAGACAAAATATCTTGAGCTGTTGCATTTTCTATGTTTTTTTGTGTATCTAAAATTACTTGTTCTAATTCTGGCACTGCACGTAAATCATACATTGTTTGAACTAATTGGATTGCTTTTCGTAATTCACTTATTATTTTAACTTGTTCTTTCATTATTTGATACAAACCAAAATCTGATCTTGAAGTTATTTTTTCTAAAGCTGCAGTTCGTTCTGTTTCATCTTGTATTGCCATTGCAGCATCAAAAGCTCTATCTACATTTTTGAATGTGTTCCAATTTTGATAAAATTTTTCTAAATGACTTGATGACATACCAGGTTGTCTAATTACAAATGCTTGAATAACAGGTAATTTGTCAATGTTTTTAATCCAATTACTTGAGAAAGGTCGAGGAGGTCTATCTACAAAACCTAATTTTTCTGCTGAAAAATCGTAAAGTTGTTTAAATTGTTTACCTATTCCACCTGTCCATGAATCATAAATATAATCAATTTGTATCGGACTTTTTAAAAATTTAGGTACTCGCATATCAGCAAAGATAGAACTAAATTGTTTTGCAAATTCTGAAGTTCTAAGAGTTGATTCATATTCAGGTAAATCATCATTTCTTAAACTCTCAGGAACAATAGGTCTGCCTGTAAAAATAGATTTGTTGAAATACAATTCTCCAAAAGGTCTTATAAGATCAGGTGCTGCGTTTACAGTAAATGTTTTTCCCATGTTTTTTAATCCTTCTAACATAAGACTATTAGTAACATCTGGATTTGTGCCATAAATATAATCTAATGTTCTTTCTACAGAAGAACCAAATAACAACCCTAATTCGAAAGGTTTTGGTATTGTTATAAAATATTGTTCACTATCTGCCATTGCTTCTCGCATTGCTCTTTCTTCATCTGGAGTACCATCTTTTTTAAAGTAGATTTTTAAATATTTTTTATACAACTCTTGCGTCTTACCTTTGCCAACAGGAATATTCCAAAATAAATCTTTACGCCATTGTGGCAATCTTTGATACAAAGGATCTTCATGATTTGCATACCATAAATAAATACTAGGAGCAGTAATGTATAAACTTGCTTTTAATAAAGTTTGTCCTGGTCTATTTTTTAAAGCATCAAATAATTTATCGTAACCTCTAATTCCAGATGTATAAAAAGCAGAA